CTTCGTGGGAGAAGAACGCGTTCTCAAATCCTCCCCCCCCCTCTCCTGAATATCTTGCCTTTGCGCGCAAGATGGTCAGACGTATCTTCCCCTTTGGTTGGGATCGGGCTTATGAGAGCTTTGTCAACTCTCATTTACCCAACGCCACATCAAGAGAAAGCGGCGAAACAGCCAGTTTCGCCTGGAGTACCGCTGGTGGTGGTGGGATAGATACGTTTCGTCGGATGGCCTTAGTAGGTTCTAGGTTCCCGCCTAGTCCTTTTACGGCACGGTACAAGGAAGTGATGAGTGCTGGCAAGGTTCGTCCCTTGATCATATATTCTGATATGATCGACGTCCTTGCCCCTCTTCACAAGATGCTTTATAAGCACCTTTCCAAGTTTTCTTGGCTCCTTGTCGGACCACCGACGGTTGAGAGAGTCTCATCTGTCTGCACGCGTGAATACCAGACCAGTATTGATCTGGTATCTGCTACTGACAATCTGTCACTTCCTGTGACAGATGCAGTCCTGGGTGCACTCCTTGCGAAGTGCTTAAAGGTTCCGGGTTGGGTGAGGCAACTTGCTCACCTTTCCCTTCAGCCGCTTGTCGACGGGAACCAGGTCACGCACGGACAGATGATGGGGGGCTACCTCTCCTTTCCCCTTCTTTGCCTACAATCGTGGATTGCAGCCTCCTGGGCTGTTCGCGGTTATAAGGCAAATATTCTCATCAACGGAGATGACACCTTAATCTCCGCTGATCGTCCTGTTTTGTCTTCGGACTACCCGCCGGGGTTCGTCCTAAATGAACTTAAGACAATCAGGTCACAAACTGTTGCTGAAATCAATTCAACAGCATTCGTGAGAAGTATGAGGGGGAGATGGCGTGAGATTCGCCATCTTCGGAGGGGTGGTTTTCTTGCCGATTATCCTGGTATGCTGCACATTGCGGCAGCAGTCCGGGACTCTCCTTGTTGGTCGACCGCTTTGATACGGTCGAGGATCGGCAAGAAGTGGGGGTTTCTTCCCTCCCAGTTAGGGCTCTCTCGGGAGTCCTATCCCGTTTTCCAGCGAGAACGGGAGATGGGTAGGCGGCGTTGTTTCACGCCGCTTCCTGAGGCACCTTTCGAGGTGGACCCATCTCTTCAAGCTGTCTCAAGGGAGCTTGACACCGACGAAAGGTTGGCAACAACCTTTTACCTTTTTAATCGAGGTCGGTGGGGAGGAAGAAAGAGAGACGTATTTCAGCCAACCGTAGGCGAAGTACGACGAGGATACAGTTATCGTTCTCGACCACCGAGATCTTATCTCACTTACTTGAGTGAATTAAGGTGGTCCCGGCGTGAACGAAACTGTGGGCGGCAAGTGAGGAACTATGTACTTTCTGAGTACATATCACTTGCCGAAGAAGAGGCTATCAGGAGCCTTCATCAGAATGTAATTCTGATGACCGAGGACTGATAGTGCAAGCTGTCTCTTGGCCTCCTGTGATCGGGCTTACAATCCGATCGTCGCGGGGCGATGGCGGTG